TGGCATTTCGCCTTGGTCTGCGTTTCTCATTCTAGCAATACCTAGTTGACCTAGTTTAGATTCCATCTGAGCAACAGCGGCATTTGGGTTTAAAAATTCTGTTACTGCTACGTGACCTAATATTGCGTTGATTGAGTTTTTAACTTCAGAGTCATCGACATCATAAGGAGTGTGATGTGATGTTCTTAAATCTATTCCTAGACCTAATCCTGATTCTGTTATGTATTCTTTAAAACTTTTCATAATTTTTCCTATGTTAATGCTACTGGAGTTGCAAATACAACTCCCCCATCAGTCAATAATGTGTCTGAAGGGTCTTTTTGAATGTCAATAGATTGACCAAAATTCAGATGAATATCTCCAATCAATACACCTGCACTAGTTTGTACAGTAATGATTTGAAATCCGCTTGTCTCTGCGTTAAACACACGAGAACATGATGATGAACTTACGTTATCACCAGTTACGTTGTTTAATGCAGAATGAGCTCCAATAATATGATATTTCATGTTCTACTTATTAACTATCTGCTAGTACTGAATCGTCATCAACATCAGGTGTTAGTGGGTCTGAATCGTCATCGAAATCGGCAACGTCTGCACCCATTGAACCTGAAGACATTGCGACTAATGTCTCCCACTGAACTCTTGAACCAACTTCTTTCCTTAATGCCCAACCTTCTGAGTTAACACCTGCATCTGCGTTTGCAGCTTGTTCTGCTGTGTCTACACCGTAAGTGTTTGCCTTATCAGCGTCATTTAGGTATTTTGGTTTTGATGCTTCATCGTCTAATAATCCCCATAATGCCATTTTATTTCTCCTTAATTTTATGCAACCTTTAACTTTGCGATTGCATTAAAAACCTTTTTAAAGTTTTTAGTATCTTTTTGTAATAGTTGTAAGTATTTAGCACGTACAGGTCCTTTAACCTTCATTAAAATGTCATAAACTTTGACTGCATCGTCTCTTTTGACTTTAGTCTTTTTCATGTCATCTGTACGAACTTCACCATCTTTAGTAACATCTTTGAACTTTTTTAACTGCATTAAGATGTTAGCATCTGGTCTGTTTTGCACACCTTTAGCAACTGAATGAAATGCATCTAATGCCCTTTGATAGACATTATCTTCACCTGCTTCAGCATACTTACCACCAGCCATTGTAGAAATCTTTTCTAATTTCTTCTTTAGGTCTGCTTCAGATTTTGCTTGTGCTACAGCACGGGCAATTTTTTTATTACCAGCATCTGACATCATTTCAAAATCAGAAATCTTCTCCATAATCTTCTTGATTTTTAGAGCTTCTTTTTTGACATAACCCAACTTCTTCAGTTTTTCTCTGAAGATTTTATATCTTGCATCTGCTGTTAATACTTTTTCCATTAGTCTCTATCCATATCGATAGTTCCGTCCCATTTACCTCTTTCGATACCACCCATGTATGCAAATAATGCCCATTCAGCTTCGACTAGACTTTGATAAATTGCATTTGGATTTCCATCTTTACTAGTTCCACCCGTTTCAGCAGTGTATTGAAAATCGTCTTGCATCTTTGCGAGTTTATGAAGTGCCTTTTGCATATTCTTACAATTTTTAATTTCTTTCTTTCTATCGAACTCTTTACCTTCAAACTTTGTAGGTTTATACTGAGGTATTCTTGCCTCTTCTAATTGATGCATTTCCCTATATGTTTCTAATAAGTTTTTCATTATGCTTTTTTACCTTTTCCGTCCCAATCTACTATCTGATACAATTTCCATTTATTCTTCTTAGCAAGTTTACCATCGATAACTGCCTTTGGTGTCTTTGCAAAGATATCTTTCATTCTCTGCTTTGCCGTTTTTAAATCATCTTCTTGGTCGTTTAACTTCCACATGCCATCTGTAACTTGTGTAGCAATAACGAACTTCTGGTGTATAGTTGCACCTTCTTCCAAAAAGTCTTTAAAACTTTTCATTACTTTTTATTGTTTAAATTCTGAACAATCTTTCTGATATTATCACCAGGTTTGTAATTCATGACTGCTTTACCAACATCTGTAAGTTTACCTTTCTTATCATACATCATGTCAATCATTTTTAAGTCTGCTTTTGATAACTTTTCTTCAAGTGATTCTCTGTTCATCATTTTTTGATTTGAAAGTTTACCAATCAATGACAATACTGCTTGTTGCATATCTAAAATTGCTTGGTATTCTTTATTATACTTTTTATCTTTAAGTTCTTTGTCACCTGCTTTTACAATTAAATGATAATTCTTTTTAAGTTTTTCTGCATCTTTAGATAACTTCTTCATTAAGTTGATTTCTACATCGGTGACTTCTACTAAATCAGGTGCATACTTTTGTCCATCTTCCCACATTGCTCTGTAGGCATCTTCTACTCTCATTTGTGATGGTGTCTTTGCTTTCTTTCTGAAGTCTCTCATGTCTTTTGGTAATCTCTCATCTTCGAAACCTTTATGTGGGTGTTGAGAGAACCCTAATGCTTTAAATTTATGCTTTGGTGCTTTATCAACATCTTGCATGTCTGATTCTTGCATTGATTCCTTTTCTCTTGTCTGCTTATCTTTGAGTTTTTTCATGTCTTGTGCATGTTTTAAGGCAAGTTTTGCCTTTGCTTCAGCATCTTCATCAATCATACTGTAAGAAGACATACCAAATTGTTTATGTATTCTATCGAGTAATTTCTTTTGGTCTTTTGGTGCAACTCCTAAAATAATGAGTGCGTTTCTACCGTCTTTTTTATATTTTATACCCTCGTCATCAAGCATCTTCATTACTTTTGCTCTATACCTAGGGTCTTGTGAAATACCAAATATTTCATTTACAGGTTTCTCACCTTTCTCTTTTTTAGAGATTGCAATAGCAGCTTGTTGAGCAGGAGAGACTGCTTCTTTTTGTACAGAATTCTTTTGCATCATTCTCTGTGCAATGTCAACAAGTGTAGAGATGTTTGATTTCTCCATTCTCTTCTTGTTTTGGTCGTTTACTTTATTGTAGATTTGGTTAATCATTGATGCTGTAAACATATCAACCATTATGCCACCAACTTTCTTTGCACCTTTAGTGTCAACAATCTTTTGAATATCAGGCATAAGATTCTTTTCAGTGAGATTTTCTTCTGCTATTTGATTTAATGATTGATTGTAAGTGAAAGATTCGTTTGCATATTTCAATGCGTTCTGAACTTCTTTTGATTTGAGAACTTTATCACCGTAAAACTTTTTGATTTCTTGACGTGCAATACTATCTGCACCACCTAAATCAAGTGCAACTTCTACTGCTTTTTTGATTGTAGCATCATTGACTTTATTTCTACGAAAATAAGTAGATATTTCTCTGCCAGTTAGTTTTTGTTTACCATAAGGACCAAGGGGATTGACCTTACCGTCTTTATCTAATATTTTTTTTGCTTCTGAAAATAAGTTCATTATCCTGATACCTTTTGTGCTAAATCTTTATCTGCTTTGCCCCATGTTCCTGATGATTTAGTTACGAAACTATTGACTCTTGCCAATCCCCACTGTTGTGGATTAGTTCCTGGTCTATGTCCAGTTCTCCATGCGGCAACACCTCTATCATAAACTTTCTTTAAAATACCGAGTGGCATTCCACTCTTGTCTGCCTTCTTCTGAAGTGCGGCATTTGATTCTTCTAAATTCTCTTCTGGTAATTCTTCGACTGCTTCTTTAAGATGAACTTCGAACTCTTCGTTGTATGGAAATCCTTTTAAAGGATTATCAAATACTTGAGAGAAAAACTTTTTAGAATTTTCTTTTTTAGTCTTTTGGTCTTTTTGTATGTAACTATCGACCATTTGACCTGGAGTATCTTTCTTATATTCCTTTTTCATCTTGTCTGTACCTATCTCTAAGGGCATTATTATGTCTTTTCTTTAATGTCTTTTTTCTTTTGGTCTTTTTCGTATTCTTCTACTTCGTTACAAGTATATTTCTTACCAGAAACTACGAACTCTTTATCTCCATTTTTTCTAGCAGCCATCAATGCTTTTGTAAATGCGTTACCTTCGTCTTTCATTGCTTTACCGATTGCTTTACGTCTTTTGTGAAGATATTCATCAGAATCATCTACATCACCATCGTTATCGATATCTGCATCTGCTTTGCCGACAGGGTCTAATTTCTTTTCTTCTAGACTTTCTATCATGAATGAACGAATGTCTTCTAATACATTTCTAGTTGTCATTGTTTGAGTTCCCCTTTTTCGAAGTAGTCAAACATCTTTTGTTTACCTTCTTCATTGAGTTTTAATTGTTTTGCAAGACGACCTAACATATTTCTTTCTGTTAGTTTCTCGACTGTTTTTTCTACTGTTACTTCTTCTTCTACTACTGGAGTTTCTTCGATTTCGACTTCGTCTTTGAGTGGTTTTACACCAGCATCTTTGAACATTTTCATCAATGCATTGTTTGTAGCAAGTTTGATTTTGTTATCTTTGCCTAATGACTTTACGGTTTTTAAAAATCCTTGTGGATTTTGTTTCTGCATTCCTTGAACAACTTTAACACCAGTCATGTTTAACATCTTTGCGACACCATAACCAGCATCTTTATCGCCTTTTAGATTGAATAATTTATCAATCATATCTCCAGCAGATGCCTCTAGTATTACTTCTTCTTCGAAAGATTGTAACTCTAGCTCGATTTCTTCGTCTAAAATCTCGTCCGCACTTTTTTCGACACTACCTTCTTTCAAAGTAATGTGATTACGCACTTCTTCGAGTTTATCTCTCCAGTTTTCTGATTTGTAACTCATAGTCTATTATTTATATTTCCATTATTCTTACTACTAGTTCACCGTTACCTTTAATTAGTCTATGATACGTGTTTTTATGTATCATTATTTCTTTTCCGACCTCTAAAGATTCTGGAAGACAATCTTCTTTTTGAAATTGCCAACCATTTGCAGTAAGTGTTGTTACTTTTCTTGTTCTTTTATCACGGTGCCAAACAAGTTCTTCTTCTAAAACGTCTTTATCAAACGTTCTTATTATATAGTGCTGATTTGTACCTTCTTGTACAAGATGCTTTTCAGTATAAGGTTTAGTCATCTACTTCGGGGTCGTAGTTGTTGGTTTTCTCTTTATAACCATAAAAACTGCCTTCTTTTTCTATATTAAACAATTTTTGTACGTAATTCTCTGCAACATCTTCTGCATATGACTCAGAATGATTGTGTACTTTACGTGTCTCTACAAGAAGTTGGTCTAAATATAAATCAACTTCGAACCCTTCTTTTGCTTTTCTGATGATTGCTCTTCTGTCATCACCCATGTATTCACTTATCACATTACTCATTATATACTCCTATTTACATTATTATTCCAATATATGGTATCAATATTACTGCCCAAAAAAAACTTCCACCCCCACTTAGACCTACCTGTTTCGCAAATCTAGGAAGTCGACAACTCCAGTAACTTGCAGAGGTTTTATCATTTGCTGTATCACAATTATGCCTTGAAACAAATGATGCTCTTGCACTTGGGTCATCAAACTTAACTTTCAAACCTGTGGTATCGCCAAAAGTAACTTTCTTAATGTTTTTTGTTGACGGGTCACGAACATAAACGTAATATTTTTTCGGACCACCTGCTTTAGGTTTGTTGAGCTCTGGCTCATCTTCTTCTGCTATTTGCATCATTGGTGAATCCAATGGTACAAGTTCGTTTTCATAGATATCGTATTCACCTATGTCTGTTTCTAATATCTCTCTGTTGATTTCAGATAAACGTAATTTACCCTCTAAAAGTCTGCTTCTTGCTTCTTTGAATACTTCATAGTACATCTGAGAACCAACTCTGTATGGATTATCGTATAGTGATACTCCTGATTCTACAATCTCGTCTAATACTGTATCAATTGCTTGTTCTTTAAATGTTTTCATTATAAGTATGTATTGTCGACTAAAATAAAGTTAAATGATGCAGCTGCAACTACACCACCTGTTCCTGCAGTTGCACGTAAATCTATGTCTGACTTTTCTGTAAGTTTCAATGGTATATCAAACTTTTTGATGTATTGACTACCGTATGCAGAACCTGCCTGTTGTATTCTGAAGACGTTATCAAACGGTCTAAAGTATAAATCCATTTCTAATTCTGCGTTTTTAGGTGAAGAGAACTCAACGTCTGTAATAAATGCAGTATGACCTGAAGGAACTGTATAAACACTCATAAGTGTTTGGTTATTACCTGTAAGAATCTTTGCAACGACTGTTCCTGTTCCTGAACTATAGTGTGCAGAAATATCACCAGCAAAATCTGTTGAACTTGCATTATACATTCTGAATAATCTTCTGTAAGTGTTTTGTGATACGACTGCTGTTGTTCCTGTAAGTGTAATTGTTTCTGAAGTAAGAACCCAATCTTGATTTAGACCTTGTATAAAAACATCTTGTGTGTCTGTTGTAGTTGATTTGAGGTATACATTGTCTGCACCACTATCCCATGTAGACCATGGGTATAAACTTGAACCATCCCATATAGTTTCTTCACTACCATTTGCAAGGTCGGGGTTTTTACCAAATTTATGAACCGATGAATATCCTTGAACATCACCGTTTGCGATAGGAACATTAGATGCCGCACCAAACGTATTGATGATATTACCATCTTTGTCTGCAAGTCCTACTACCTCAAATAGTGTTGTATGTTGAGGAAGATAACTTTGACTATCTTTGTTCCATTGTGCCATTATTTTTCCTTTGCAAGTAAATCTGCTATCTTAAGTAATGTTGCTTTATCTTTTTTTGAAATATTTTTAAGTTGCCTATCTAATGCAATCTTTCTGAGTGACTTACCATATTCTTTAGTAGACTCATTCTTGCTCAAGTAAGCTGCAATTGCCATGTCTCTAATCTTTTTATCTGATTTGCCTTTAAATTGTGGTGCATCTGACTTTCTAAAGTCATCGATATAATCTTGTTGACTTGCATTTTTATCTAAAACTTCTCTCAATCTTGGTTCTTTTCTATTATAGTTTTGTGATACGATTGATAGATTAGACTTGTCGTTATTCATAGGATTGTTATCCTTATGATGGACATCTTTACCCTTGATATCTTTAAAATTCTTTAGACTTCTACGTGCTTCGTTTCTTTTCTGCCTTCTTTTGACTTGCTCTGGTTTAGAATGATAATTTGCATACTCTTTTTTGTAATCTCTCTCTTCCTCAACATCTTCTTTCTTATTTCTTTTATCATAGTCTTTGATAGATTTTCTTGCAATTTTCATCATTGCCTTTTGATGTGCTTTCTGTTGAGACTTAGTTTTTTCTCTCTGTCTGTCTGCAAATCTTTCTTCTATTTCTTCACCCATAGCGAGTGTTGATAATTGATTGATAATAATTTGTAGTGTGCTTGGACTCATTGCAGATAGAGTTGTAAGTTGGTCTTTTGTAAGACCTTTTATTTTGGATAGTTTTTGTTTAATTGCTTTCTTATCAAGTTTTGCTTCTGCTAACTCATCGCCCATTTTTAAGAATAGGGTTCCTTTCTGTTGCTTCTTATCTGATACAGTCATTCCGACCATTCTAGCAAATTGATTGATAAGACTCACACCATCACCTGGTCTTCTGCTATACATGTCTTGCATTTTCTTTTGAACTTCCTTTGCAATTGTTTTGATGACTTGATGAGCAGGTGCTACAAGTTTACCTTCTTCTAACTCTTCATCTATTTGCTCTGATTGAGAAAGTTCTGACATGAGATAGTCATGACATACGTCTAAGTAATCGTCTGCTTTTGTAAGTTTGCTATTCCACCATGCTGGATAATCACCGTCTTCTTTGACAACTCTCTTAAGATTGTTTGCGTTTCTAACGATGTTTTCTAATGAATTTTGTGCCATATCACCATCATAGTTTTCACCAAACATTTGTTTGAATTTCTTTGTATGTTGAGAAGGTCTGGTCTTTGCACCAGCATCACCTGGTGCTGGTTTGTATGCCGCAGGATTATCATCGTCCATTTTGGCACCCTTTTTAAAGTGTCTGTCTCGTGCTTCTTTTGATTTTTTACTTACACCTGAGAAGTATTTTGAAGGTTGAGTTCCTTCACGGTCTTTGATATCTTTATCTTGTGCGACCTTTTTAGTTTCTAATATTTTCTGTAATAAGTCCATGATACTATTTATGATTTTTTACTTAGTAACTCTTGCTCTTTCCATTTAGTGGCAAGTTTGTTACCAGGAAATGCTGAAGACCATGTGAGTAGTTTACTATAGATTTTAGTTGCTTTGGTTTCAAGTGACTTTAAATCATCGTCATTTTTTACTTCGACAAAATCTTTACCGAATATCTTTTTAAGATTTTTTGCATTTTCTTGTGCTTTTTCCCAATCTTTTTGCACAATGTTATGTGGTAATTTTCTTGCTCTCTTGTTATTTCTGTTTAATGCATTTTGTAAACTTGCATTGACAAATATCATTTTTGACTCATATCCTATCTTATCTAACATATCTTTATACAATTTAACTTTTTTAAGGTCTGCACTTGTGGTATCGAATATTAAACCAAGTCTACCATCTATATAAATGTCCATATTTTTTGCAGTAATCTTTTTTGCTTTTGCTCGAATTGGGTCAATTATTGAAAAATCTGCACCTCTTAAGTCAAGTGTAAGTCCTGCTTTTTTCAATCCGTTTTCAAATGCTTTATCTGTATTAACTAATTTTAGTCCTAATGCTTTCAAAGATAGTTTGTCTACAACAGTTGATTTACCACTTCCTGGACCACCTGAAAGGAATACTGCTTTGAAAATACCAGGGTCATATACACCTTCAGTGATTAAGTCTTCAATCATGTAATTAGGCAAAGTTTCTTCAACTATTCCCATGCCTTTTTTAACTGCTTTGAATAGTTTAAGTTTGTCTGCATTGCTTCGAGAAGGCACACCTTCTTTAAAATTATCATAATCATTCTTCTCTGCATATGCTCTCATCTTAGATGCTGACATTCCTGAAACGTCATCAGAATCTGGGTCACGTTCTCCTGCAGAGATTACATTAATCTCTTTGAAGTCATAAAATCCATGTCTTGCTTTTACACCATTATATTTCTTTAATAGATTATCAAACTCTCTGACTCTATCTGAGCCAACCATCATGTTAACCTTTTCGTAACCTTGATTTTGTAATTCGTTTGCGATATCGAATACTGTTCTTGCACTGACATCAGGCACACCAACTTTTTTACCAAAGAACTTTCTAAGAAATGATATCTTTTGTTTGTGATTAAGTGGATTCTTTAACTTATCGTTAGAATGTGATGTGAATAGAAGTTTATCTCCACTTAATTTTGCGAGTTTGTTAACAAGTAACTGATGACCTGTTGTAGGTGGATTAAATCTTCCAAATGTAAAACTTGCTTCTTTCATTATTTGTCCCAATCTTTGGCAACTGTAAAGTTATTTAAACTGAACTCCATTCTGTCTACTAATTTCACTGCTTTACCTTCTTTATCAATTGCTACATAACCCTCTGGGTTCACTGTTTTGAATCCTGTATCTGTTTTTTGGAATGTACCAATACTTTTAACTCTGTTTAATGAATCAACAATTATCTTTTTAGATTCTATCAGTCCTCTTTGAAAAATTGTCAATGCATCGATTGTTGTTTTAAGACTTCTCAACTCTCTGAGTGTTTGCTCTTTGATTTCTGTCTTAAGTTGTTTGTGTTTATCTGTCTTTAACTTTGCAATTACTTTCTCGTCAAAGTATTTATCGACATGATTTAGGTAGTCTTTGTACGATGGGTCGAATGTGCCTGACCTAATCTTTGTATTTGCATATGTTTTATAAGTGGCACCTGCCGCCTTTGTTTGTAGCATCTTATTGATATCATTGAATGTTTGTAAATTCTTTTTAGTAATCTTTCTAAATGTTTTACCAACTACCGATAATGCTCTCGATAATTTAACTGCCTCTTTTGCAGTCATTTTTCCTGTACCAGATACATCTTTGTATGATGCATCGTCTACCCATACTTCTGAACTATTGCCTAGTGATGATGTATCAACTCCAAACTTTGCTGACATATCTTGTAATGTACTACCTGAATACGATGTATGAAATACTATGCCTAGTTTTGCATTCTCTATCTGATTGCCTAGTTGTGAACCTTTGAGTGCGGCATACGTAATTGTGTTTGGGGTAAAGGTAACGTAATCTTCCCCACTAATCTTCTTGTCTTTTTTATCTGAATCAGTGAACATCAAATCACCTTGAATGATGCCTGAATAGTTTAACTTAGATAGATATTTGAATGATTCGACAAACTTATCCTGTAAATCACCAGATAAATCGTCTTTGATTTCTTGTTCTGTTGTATAGAATTTTGGCTCTTTATTGAATAAAGATTTCTTTGCGATGATAAATTGATTCGTTTCTGGGTGTTTGCCAACAAATAAAGCAGGAGCACCGTCCCATTTTACAGTCATGTTGACACTTTTAGATACATTGCCTTTGAGCATATCTCTCAGTGACCTGAGAAAGTTTATAGATGCACGTCCACCATCAATACCATTGTTGATGATTTCGTCTTCTAAATGTTCTAAATGTAGATTTTTAACTGCCATAGTACTGTATTATAACATTTCCAAAATGAAATGTAAAGCTCAGTACTATTTATGATTTTTAAAAGACTTATTCTGAAGGTTCAGATGAATCAGATTCTGCGGCAATCATTAAGTCACATTGTGCAATCTCGTCTACCATTTTTTGAATCATTTCTGCTTTAGTTTTTGCTACACCATCAGATGTAAAGTTTTCATTTACAAAATCTTGCCAGAGAGAGTGAACATGATTTTCGACTGAATTACCATTTGAACCATCTAAAGATGAGTTATTAGACCTCCAATCTGCCCAAAATGCTGATGCACCACCTGTTCCTGTCCATGAGTGAGTGTGATTTAGATTAGGAGTTACGGTATCGTCTGTTACGTTAACTTCGAGTGTCAATGTATCAGAAGTATCTTCTAAACATCTTTTATAAAAGTCTGCAATATCCTTTCTTTCTGTAAGAGAATATGTTAGTAACTCTGAACCATCTATTGTTTGAACTGTTCCAGAAGGAAAATCTGCTATGTTATTAAAAGGCATAAAAACTCCGTTATAATTTTATACTATTATTTAGTTTTTTGCTAACGTGTGACCTGATATTTTTGTTTCTATTCTGTAAATTTTTAATTTTAGATTGAGTGCGAGTTTTTCGTCCTTTTCTTTTTTGGCAACTCTTAACTCTCTTTTAAGTCTGACCTTCTCTGTAAGAAGGTCGATAACTTCGTTTGGTTTCAATGCTTTCATTAGAAGTCGCCCTCTGCAACTTGAACACATGTAGTTCCTCTGTTTCTCCACATGTCAACAACTTTGTTTCTGTCATCGAAGACAACATCAATCTTACCACCAAGTTCTTCAAACTTGTCTGCAAGTTCTGATTTGAATTCTGCATCGCATCTGAAATCGCCATTAGGTCTAAGAAAGACTCCTTTATGACCATCACCAATCCATTCTGAAATCTGTTTCTCAGTAACTTCTCTTTCTGATTCGTTTCTTGCAGAAAAGAATGCAACGTCATCACCTTGCTTAATGAATCTTTTTGCGATATCACAAACCCATTGAACAGGAGTGTCGTTTACTGTTTCTTTTCTGAACATAGACCAATCTTTACTATCGCCGGACACAAAATGTCTTCTATGTTCGACATCTGCGATTGTTCCGTCTACATCAAAAATTATTGTCTTTTTCATACTATTATTATACTAAAAAATGGCTGTTTCTGTCAAGCTCATTCTAGATATTCTAAACATATTTGATATGCTTCTGTTCCAGTGTAAGTTTGTGAATTGCTTCTACATTCCTGTGTGGTTGTTGTTATGCTAAACACCCATTCATCATTATAAAGTCTTTGATAATCACCACTATAGAGATAAGTGGTATTATAATCTACGTACTGCATTGTAGTTTCAAACGAAACTAAATCATCATAGATGTTTTGAAAGGTCGTTGTATCTCTAAACTCAAAGAGATTCTCTAAGTCATGGTCAAAGTTATAATTAGTTTCATTTGTAAAAAAGATATCAAACCTTTGTGTTGCTGAGAAGTTACTATAAAATCTGCCTACATCACCTTCAGTGTATGCTTTTCTACCTTCACCTAAAAATACAACCATATAAGAAATACTATTGTCTTCAGTAACCTGTTCTATTGTAACTGGCATACCTTCTACAATATTATCCTTTGAAAGATACGTTATCGATGTTTGAAAGTTTGCATATGTCTGAATGTTTTCAAAAGTTGCAGTGTATAAATCACCGTTACTATCTATTAGATTACCGTTTGTATCTACTACTAAATCTTGGACTCTGAATATCTCTTCTCTAATAAAATTATCTGTTTCTGTTTGTCTGTCAACACCGATAACATTGATTGCAAGACTATCAAACTGAGTGTTTGTCATAATATAGTCTACGATACCAGCATCTATCTGTATTCTGAGTGTCGTATTGTATTGATTTTCTATCGTTGCTAATACATCAAAACCTGTTTGCATGAAATCAACAAGTCTTTCTGCAATTGCTTGTTTTGTTGCATCACCTGACTCAATGTAGTCTTCATAGAAATAAGTTATATTAACATTAAATTTGTTTTGAAGTTCACCTATGAGACTATTGAATCTGAACTTCACGTCTTCTTCAACTACTTCTCCTTGTTGACCACAACCTTCACTTACGGTCATTTCTGGAGTTGCTATATCATTTAAATACGATGCAATGATTGTCGTAAATGGTGTGACATTTGCACTTCTATCATCAAAAGGAATGAAATACAGGTCGTATGCTTCTTCTACATAACCTCTGTCTTCATCGTAAGCACCGACAGGTACTTCTGCAATTTTAGGTCGATTATAAAAACAACTTGCATCATAGGTTTCTATATCAGAGAACTGACTAGTCTCCCAATAATAAGTGTTTGTTTCATTGTCATACAATGCACTAGGTTCTTCTGCATCTTGAATGAAGTTGTAGTTCATATCTACAAATACATTTGCACCTGAAATGTAACCATCAATAACTTTTGTGTTACCGATTGTCGTACTAGTTTGAGGTGGTGGTGTTGATGAGTTGAACTCTAAATTACCAAGACTTGCACCTGAACTTCCGCCACATGATGTAAGTAGAATCGTAAATGTTGTTATTAAAAAATATCTCATATAGTCTCCATAAAATAATCTCGACTATATTATACCAAATAAACTTGTGTTCTGTCAAGTACTTTCTGTATAATCTGTTATTAACTCCATTCCGTAATCGTTGTTACCTTCTGGTATTTCTATTCCTTCTTTGAAGATAAGTCTATTAGACTTAAATGGTTCGTAGTCAACAAAGTGATGCCATCTTCCATATTTCCAAACAACTCTTGCTACGTCTGGGTGCATATCTGCCAACATCTGACTCTTGTTAATTGTTCCATCAGTGTTGTAACCTTCTTTGTTTATCTTGTCTGAGTTTTCTGCATGATAAAACTCTGCTGTATTACCACCTGCAACTGTTTGTGTAGCAGTTTTACCTTGAAGAAATGCATTGAACTGAACAGTGCAATCACCATCTTTCAATACTCTCAAACATAAATCAGTATCTTCGTTATATCTACCTCTCCATCTATGCTTACAATCATTTCTAATTAAAAGGGCAGAATAGATTCTTGTGTTTGCTACGTAAGGTGGTCTGTATAAATCTGATGGCACAAAGAATCTGTATTGAGGACCAGCAACAGGAATGTTTTCATATCTATCAACAAAGTCTTCCATTGCTTTGAAACCTACACCACTTTCAAATCGTATTCTTTGATTGTTATGTAATCTGTAGAAGTCTGCGATGTTATCATCAAAGACCCAATGTGAAGTTGCACCAAGTTCAATACTATGGTCCCATGCCCAATTTCTGGCACGACCAGGTCCGTCACCATGATTACTGAATGGGGCAACTAATAGTTCAGCATAAGTGAGGCCAAACTTTTCAAGTGCCTTTTCATACAGTTCTTTCTCTTGTGGTTCAATCACAATATAATGAGGTATCTTCATACGATTGAATGATTTAGAAGTAATCATTGAATCATATCTTGTCTTTGATACAATATACATTGGATATTTTGGTAAATCATGTCTGTCTGGTTGAATCCATCTCAGATTGAAATTTTTAGGGAATACTTTTCTTGGGTGCCAGATTGCTTTTGTTTTATCATTGTATGATTCACCAAGTCTATTCTGTAGTTCTTTGTATGCCTCTTCAGTTCTTATCTTAATTGTAATTGACCTGTAAGATTCTATCTGAGGTTGATTGAACGATGGCATATTTTGCCAATGAAGACTGTATCTATTCTCTCTCGACAAATCAGTTCTTGGTTGTGGTTGTCGTTTTGGTTTAGCAACCATTCGTGATGTGTCTGCGATTGTAATAGGTTGCTCGTAAGTATCACCGAAAAAGTTTGTGTTAGGGTCTGCGAGTGGAAAGTAAGTTGATGTTTGTTTTGTATCAATATACTGACCTAGTTTCTCACAAAGGTCTTTGAATGAATCTAAGTCTTGTATATGGACAATTAAATGTTTGTAATTACCTTCTAGTTCAGCATCTGATTTAGGTATCTCAGGCAAAACTGAAGCAAACTCTTCACCGTCTTCTGTAAATTTATCCAGTGTTGCTTTGTATTCGTCTTTGATTCTACCTTCTTTATCTAGGTAGTTATCATATTGTGCTGATTCTTTTACCATAATTATACCTTAAAATCACTAAATTTAGAATGCTGACCTTTATCAAAGATAGGTGTATCAGTATTGTCACTACTGTCGATGAGTTCTTCTTGTGCATCTTGTTCAACATCATAGAATTTCATTCTGCTTCTGTCGACACCGATAACAAATCGTTTGAAGATTGTAGGGTCATTATATCTGTTCTTCAATTGTTTTACGACCATCTGGTCAAGTTCTTCAAGTTCTTCACTTGTAATCAATGCAAACATTAAGTCTGCTGTTGCTGGTAGACCAAATGATTCTGAAGTATCTTCAAGACCAATGTCTGTAGAACCATAACCACTTCTTGTAGTTTGTGTTGCACTAACAATAGGCACATCAAACTCAACTGCAAGACCACGAAGTTCTTCAGCAATACTCTTAACGAGTGTGTAAGAGTTTGCACCAGAACCAGGTCTTACTCTATGACTTGCACATATGTTTAGATAATCAATAAAAATCATATCTGGTCTGAAATCTTTTTTGATATCAAGTTCTTGCAATAGATGTCTGAAATGTCCAACATGAGCTGATGCAGTTGGGTATTCTTTGACAATTAATTTACCACTTGTTTTGTTTTTCAGTCTTTCAATCTTCGTTGAAAATTGTTTCTTAGATAGACTAGGTATATCTTTGATTGGAATGTTCAGAGTATTCGCATCGATTCTCTCTGCAATCTTTTCTTCTGACATTTCAAGTGTAAGATATAATACGTTTTTACCCATGAGTAAACATGATGAAGCATGATGACACATAAACATAGATTTACCAACACCTGTGCCAGCAAGTAAAATGTTGAGTGTCTTGTTAGGAAGACCACCTTTCGTAATCTTGTTGAAGTATTCTAAATCAAATGGTATCTTTTCTTCTTCTGTATTGTAGAATTCAAATCTCTCATCTGCATCTTCAATAACATCATGACCGATGTGAGTATCAAAAGATACTGACAATGCATCTTTGAGAAGTTCTGGTATTTCACCAGTAGACCTTTGTGACTTCTTATCAATGACTTCAATAGAATCCATGACTGCAATATAGATTGCTCTGTCTTTACACCATTGTTCTGTTTCATCTACTAACCATTCTTGTGGTGTATCATCTGTTAATGAAAACGAGTCCAACAGTTTCTTTGATGAAGCAACTATGTTATCACTAACAGTAGTCACTTTATCAAGGTTGATAAGAAGTGCTTCAACTGTTGGACTCTTGGTGTAATTGTCGAAATAATCTTTTGTAAGATTAAATACTAATTTATCTGTTTGGTCTGTAAAGTATTCTTCTTTAAGAAAGGGTATTACCTTTCGTGTGAATTCTTCATTCTGAATCAGATTCTTCAGTATCGTCTGTTCTATTCTTGTTTCCATATTTAAAATAATCCTGTACAACTGTTTCTAATCTTTCCATAACTTCTGGTGTGAAGTATTTTTCTGGATTGTTATTGATTGTTTTACCGAACTCTGTTTTGCCATTCGGTAATTCAACTCTCGTTGATGCCTTCTTAAAGACACCACTTGCTAATGCAAGGTCAAGTAAACCATAATATCTGTCTAGACCTTTATCGTATGTCAATCTGACATCTACGATTCTGTTCTCTACAGTCAATCTACTTTTTGCATTCTTACAGTGTATTATATTTCCAATAATTTCTGTACCCTCTTTTTCTTTTTTCTTCGACAAATAGATAATTGATGATGCGGCATATTTAAGACCTGACCCACCACCCATTTCTTTTTGAGGGAACATTGAACCAATCACATCATAAGTATGATTCGTTACTATCATTGGCACACCAGCACGACCTAACTTAAGAGTAAGAACTCTGAATGCACCTTTTGTGATTTGGGCACGAGTCATATCTTTAGTTTCTTTACCTTCTGCTGTATCTTCGATTTCTTTTGTAGTTGATAACATACCAAGTGAATCTAAGACAAACATCATTTTAGGTCTATCTTTCTCTGGTGTTTCAAGATATCTATCAAGAATATTGATTGCCTGATTTCTGAATTCTTGAACTGTTACTACAGGCACGATAACAATTCTACTTGAATCGATTCCTCTTTCTTCAATCATATCTCTTGTGATTGCAGATTCAGATTCGAAATACATTACTGCCGCCTCAGGATTATCTTCTAAGAACTGTTTGACCATTCCTAATGCAAAGAATGTTTTACCAGTTGCAGATTCACCTGCGATTGCTGTAATCTTGTTTGAAGGTAGTCCACCATGTAGTGAACCACTTAATAAAGCATTGAAGATGTAGGAACCTGTATCAACAAAGGCATCTACATCACCTGCGGCAACACCATCTGCAACAACATTTGCATATTCGTTGCCTGTTGCTTTTACTAAATCATCTATAAATTTCATAAGCACCTCGTTTCATAATTTATCTATTCCAGTATACTACCGAACTAGAAATTATTCAAGAGGGTTTTTATTCTTCTTTTGTTAAATCTTGTATTGAATCGCACTTGACATGCTCTTTCATCATTTCTAATAAGATTTTGATATTGGTTTCTATATGAATTATGAAACCGAAAACAATAACAAACATTATAATATAGAAACAATCTAGTGTAGTTATTGTCATAGTTCTACCGTTCCGTTTGCAACTAGAACATTTCTATTCTTTAAATGTTGTTCTACTATCTCTTCTTTGTTACCACCACCGTAATCGACTGCATGATGGTCATCAATCATTTGCTGATTGATTGATATTTCTGTTTCGTAAACTGGATGTCCTTCGGCATAATGAGCGAATATTTCACCAAGAATTCTACCAAATTTGCCTTTGTCGTGTGATACTAGAGATAATCTCTCTGCACCACCTAAAAGTTTTTTTAAATGATTCTTAGATGCTTTACCGAATTTCTTTTCTACTAAGTCTCTTGTTCTGGATTCTGGTGTATCGATTCCCATCATTCTGACCCTTTGCTTTTTGTAGGTCATTCCAAATCCCAAATCAATGTCTACGTCAACTGTATCACCGTCAACTACTTTGACGATTGTAATATTATATTCATACATAGTTTTATTTATGCAAAGAAGGAATCTAAACTTGCAACTGGTTCTACGTTCCAGTCAATCAGGTTGACAATATTCTTTAATGGTTCTGTAAATGATTTATCAAACTGCATATCATAATCTATGAATCTATGTAAATCAAATTCTCTTGGTAAACTTGTAGTGAATGAAATAACATTCTCATTGATTGGATTTGGCAATGTAAGATATGTGAAATGAACTTTGTCTGAGTTCTTAATCATTTCATATCTCATGTCTAAGTTCTTTGAAGTCAAAAGATTATTGTATAATAGAGAACCTCTGACATGAATCGGTGTCCCTTTCGCATAGATTGAATTAGGGTCTGAGTATTGAGCCAGACCTTTGCAACCTCTAGGGAATGCAACTTCTTCTGGTGGTAGATTTCTAAATTCTTTTCGTGCTGTCTCTACGAATTCCCACAAGTCTTGTTCAGTCTGAGTCATAACAACATTCAATGCTTCAGTAAGTTTATTACGAACCCATTGTGGTGTTGATGACTTTGCAGTTTCGATACCCATCATTTTAAGTTTTGGTTTTGCTAAACGAACACCTTCGTTATCATAAACATTCAGAATGTATCTTTTCTTTGCAGTCCAGATACCTTTGTCTGCTATGACTTCTCTGCCCATTTGCATCTTCTGTTGAAATGCGTTTGTGTATTCTGCAAGTTCATCAAAACCTTGTGCAAGAACTTTCTCTATTTCAACTTCTACTTTTGTTAGAAAGTCAATCACTTTATCTTTTGGTGCATCAGGCATAATTTGATTTACAAATTTGTCCATTGTGATATAAACTGAATCAGTGTCCATTGCAATGACATAATCTTCATTGTCTGTTTTAAGAATTTTGTTCAGATATTCATTAATTGTTTTCTCTGACCATTTGATAATCATTTGACCTGATGTTGTAATTGCTTCTGCTAAATCAATACTAAAGAATGCGAAGTATTGATTTGCCATAGCACCATAGGCAGAGTTCAATGCAATCTTACGAACCATCTGATTATTGAATGCACGTTTGATAAGTGTATCAAGTTCTTTTTTACGTTTTGGGTCATCACATTTCTGAAGTTCCTTTTGATACCCTATCATCTTACCTTTCCATTCTTTACGTTCTTCGTAGAATGTTTCCATCAGTTCTGGGAACATACCTTGCTTATCACGTGAGAATAGAACACCGTTTGGTGCAACTGTTGTATTAGTTTGTTTACAGTAAGATAAATCACATTCTTTGTTGAGCAGTCTATCAACATTCACATCTTCTCTATGACCTCGAACAAGTTTCTCAGGTGAGATATTGTATTGCATAATGATATGTGGATATAGAGAGTTCAAATCAAAAGACATAACCCAATCATGACCACCAACTTGTGGTTCTTTGACATATGCACCTACGATAGGTTTCATCTTATCATTGCCAGATTTCAATCTCTGAGGTGGGGTTTGAATACCTTGGTCTTTTAAGAAGTTGTATATGATTGTTTCCCAATACTTCACCGTGCCGAACGTATCTTCATAGTTACACTTGGCAGTATATGCCTGTGACATCACAAGTTCCATGAATCCTAGTTTGTCATCAAGTTCTTCAACAAGAACTACATCACGGACATTGTATTCTAAAAACTTTGCATAGTCTTGTTTGTATAATGTATGAAGTGAGCCATACTCTGAGTAATCTAGTTTACCTTTGCCAAGCTCAACTTGAGCAATGTGTTCTAATCTATATGACTCTTGGTTAACGAATGTTTTCTTTCTGTAGATTTCAAGATAGTCGAGGACATTTATACCAACTAGGTCATAGACTTGTTGCTTCTGATAACCCATTGTAGTAAACTCACGAACATTCGTTTGATTCCATGGAGAAAGTTTTTTGTGTTCACCTTCACCTATAATTCTATCAATACGATTGCAAAGATAGGTGATATCAAAACTGTTTACATTCCAACCTGTGATAACATCAAAGTTTGATGTTCTCCAATACTTGATAAATTTTGTAAGTAAATCGAATTCATTTGTGCAATCAACATAGATAACATCTGTTTTATTATGTTCCCATGGACCGATGCCAAAAACTACAGTTTCTTTTTTAAATGGTTTAATTGAGATTGCATTGACTTTTTCAGATGCCAACATTGGTTCTGGAAAACCATTTTCACATTCACATTCTATATCAAGTGTTGCTATTCTAATTTTATTAAAGTCCCAATCAACATCACCTTGAAATCTATCTGATATGTAAGTGTAAAGATATTTGTCGTAACCATGAATTTCGAAACCTTCAACACCATCATACTTCTCTCTGAACTTTCTTGCACCACCCATTGAGTTGAGTTCTACAACTTCTAAGTATCTGCCGTCTAGAGATTTGTAAGGTGTTTCACCTTTCTTTGAGGGAATAAAATGCTTTGGTCGATAACTGACCTGCAATTTCTGTTTCTTGTTTCCTTGATAACCTGTGACTAGAATCTTGTCACGAGTCCGTGCAACGTTAGTATAAAAATCCATGTAGTAAGTATACTACAAATTCTATTCGTTTAATAGTGACTTTTCTGTGTAATCTGAAAAATGTTTTGCAACCATATCTTTGATATCTTGATAGTGTGCAATTTGTTCTAGTTCCTTTTCGATGGTTTCAATGTGGTCACCATGTTCGGCAACACCCACTGAGTTTTTGCAATGAACTAAGATGTTAGTTCTGTGTTTTGCAATGTGTCCGTCTGCATGTGCAACAACACTTGATAGAATTTCATTCGTCATATCTTTCATTAGTTTACCTTTAGTTTAAAATTATATTACACATTCACAGGAAGCAAGAATCATTTTTTATTATTAAAGTGATTGGTTATGCATACATATGCATACCATGATAGGACAAGAATGACAAATACAGGAATACCAAATAATTCTAATTCATTCATAATTAAGAACCTCGTTTTTTGTTGCCTGTTGCAACTTTAAAATTTGTTTCCAATTGTGGTTTAGGTTCAAAAATAGTTTGTATCTGGTTTGCTTCGATTATGAACTCATAGTCTTTTGCATATGGAATCCATGGTGCGAAGTTAACGTTCATCTGTCCATCAGCGGCATCTGTAATCATGATTTGTGGTTCTATAATCTCAACTGAACCATCATCTAACTCTTTACAAAAACCCATTAACACTTCTCTTGATGCAAGTCTTACACATTGCACTTTATAATCATCGTATACACTAAGCATTTCTTACCATCTCCTGAAGTTCTACTGAACGTCTACCTACTTGTTTAAACCAACGTGAGTCTTCCATTTCAACTGCAACTTTTTCCCAATCGTTTTCAATAACACCTTTCCACATATTGTTAAACTTTGCAAATCTAGTTCCTCCTAGATTGAAAGTCATGTTTATAAGAACGTGTTGTATATCTTCAGGAAGTGCATAGAAGTCTTCTCCACCTTTTGACTCAAACAAATGAATTGTTTCTTCTACGTGTTTGTCGAAGTCATGTTCGTAAACTTCATCTACTCTTTCTTGAGTGACTGGTGTTCCTTCTGGTTGACCAAACTCTGGGTCATCTTCTCTGACTAAATGCCCTACACCAAAGGTAAGATAACCAAGTGAATCTTTGTATATTTCTAATACTTCACCTTCGTGTCTTTTAATCTGTTCTTTCAGTACTTCCTTGTTCATCGTTTATTTGTTCCTTAGATAATTGTTCTTTGAGTATCTCTTGTAAGATATCACCCATAAGTTCTTGTAAGTTACTATTATTTAGTAGTTCATTTATTGCATCTTCAGATGGCTCAGTGCTTTCAGGTAGTCTTCTTATTGTTCTTTCGAAGTTTATTTGCGGCTCACCTTCTACGAACTGAAGTTTACCATATTGATAAACTAGACCTTTGTATTCACCTGATATGATTTCTATACCAGCATCTTTCTCAAATGGATTTTCTACAACTTGATATACTTTACCAAATAATCTATCCATATTTCCAAACCTTGCCTTTCATGTTACCTTGTGACCAATTACAATAACCTATCTCTTTCATACCAATCTTTTTATAAAAGGCATTTGCTCTTGTGTTTTCTGCTCTGACTGTAA